ACATGCACATACCTCATCGGTGTCTCCTATGTAATCACCTGTGGTGGGGTCATATGTATATCCAATTGAAGTTGAGGTTGTATTACCCAAACAATCTGTATAAACTACAGATAAATTATTTGGTTGTCCATCATCATTTTTAATCACATACTTTATACAATTACAACTACTCGGCTGTGAGGTGTTGACAGCATTCAATTGAACAAACTGAGTATAAGTCATTGCGGTTAAAACTTGGAAATACTCAATATCTGAAGGGAAGTTGTAATTCTTTGTAACAGATGGGCTAGAAGGAAAATTATAAACAACTGATTGGGAAACAGATGGATTTGTTGGGTTTGCAAAATTGATGGTAATTGCCTGTCCCGGTGTTGAAGTCCCACTTACTCCAGTGGTCGTTGAATTTGGGAGTGTCGCACCTGTACAGTTTGGGTCTTTAGACTTTGTAATTTCTTGAAATCCAATTAATTGACCTGAAGGTACATATCTGTCTGAACCCGGGTCTACAAATGAAACCATGACATTATCATAGTGTGATTGGGTTGGGTTCAGTGTGGGTTCTATTTGAACTTTAATTCTATTGGAACCAGGGTACTTATCCGTATCGAAATACTTAGACTTCAAGTTGAATTTATTCACAACTTCCCATGGTGGTAAATTGTTAATGAAATCCATATCGTTGCCATCGAATCTTGTTACGGGAACCTTTTGTGAATAGGTTGGTGGTAAATCAAAATTATTTCCTGTGGTTGCACCATAACCAGCAAATGTACCTTGATAAACTTGGTCAACATTCCAATTACTAAATGTGAAAAAATCCGCATTCAAAGATGTCGAATTTTGAAATTGTTCACTATCGGGACTCAATTCCACATCATCTACACTACAATCACATGTTTCACAATCAGGAAATGTTAACATCGGTAACGTAATTTTCCTGAACGGATTTGAAAATTGATTATCGAATCTTCTGAATAAATTAATAACCCACACAACAGGTTGGAAAATTAATGCTAAAACGTGTACAAGTGGTAAAATAACTTGAACCAATCTGAATAAAATTGGTAAAAGATAGATGGTAATTATTGTTGTAAGTAAATTTCTTTGGTTAACCGCATCTACTGTTGGAAATCTATTGTTTTCACTCGCACATTCTTGGTCCGTGATTTCTTTTACGCCGATAAATCTTTGTCTTCCAACAGAATTTGAATATTGGTCTATATGGCTTGCAACGGTGTAAACTTTATTAAAACTAAATTCGTAAAAAGTATCTTCACAATTTGTAATTTCTTGACGACGATTGGTTAATTCACTACCTGTAAATCCGTTAGTATAACCACTCCAATCTAATCCAAAGTAATATGAACTTTTGAGATTTCTAAAAGAAGTTGAAGCAACATTTAAGGAGTATATTGGGTCGATGTCTGATGTAGACCATCCATATTCTTTTACGTTAGGTACTAAAAAATATCCACGTCTTACTTCGTTTGTTGCTAAACTTTGGGGTTGGTTATATTTTATTTTGAATCTGTATCGACCTTTTGTTGGTACACCAACGGTTGGGTCTGAACTATACACTTGTTCACCAAATTCATTTGTGGTTACGTAATCCATATTCATAGGAACATCCATCACCCAAACACCATTTTCGTCAATGACTTTACCTCCACTTGGAAGTGTTGCTCTTTCTAAGATTGGCAATCCATTGGTATCTTGAAATATTGTTTGTCTGATTCCAATAATTTCACCGGGTCCTGTTTCCAAGTCACAAAGATTGCCTAACTCAGTTGGTACTTGGCAACTCTTCTTGAGTGCTTTATCAGCATTTCCTGTAAACAATGAACCCATGAAAATTGCTGTTGGTGACAGGGTTATCCCCTCTTCACCTAAGTTAAAGTCGTGTCTCGATATTCCTATTTGACAAATTTCAGGTTGTCCCCAAAATGGTTCTACATCAACCGATTGATTCAGACTTACAATCTGTGGTAAACTACTTAAGTCAGCGTCAGCCCTGAAATTAACACCATCCAATTGTTCAGGTGTGGCTCTTCCGATTCTAACTAAATCTTGTGGTGATAGTGAAAAAGGACCTATATCTGATAAATCCAAATCCATTACAAGAGTGTAGGTCCCAATAGGAACCCCCATAATCATGTAGTCCCCACTGTCGTTTGTTTTGACGGTAAATTTATAATACTTATCGTAAACCTCTATTAAAGCGGGGTTGGTAAGAACGTCACTTCTACTTGGAAAAGTACCGGTAGGTACGTGTCCACCATGTTGTTGTTCATAAGGTAAGAGGTTATATCTATAACCATCCTCATTCACATCCTCGATAGATGTATAAGGATAAAGCGCACTAATTATTTCACTTTGTTGGTCTATTTCAGATAGAGGTAGAAAAACACTTATTCTTGCGTTTGGTATACCATAACCATTATTGGCAAAAACCCTACCGACAATTATTCCATAATCGGCACACATCCTTGTATAGACATCTTCACTTGTTACTTTCAAGGACAGGATTTCTATTTGTTCGAAATCTTGGTCTATCTGTAAATTGATTTGTCTATCTACGCCAACTTGGGTTCTAACTCTATAAGTTTTTGACATCAAAAATTACTTTCTATGATAAATAGTTTATGCACTATTTTATAAAAAGTAAGTTGTTTTGTGGGAAAATAAATTATCAGGAGAAATTGGTTGTCTGATAATTCTTAACTCTTACGGTAATGTCTTTAGCTGGGAATCTTACTTGATATATCTGATTTGGTTCAGCAAAGATTGTGTTATCAGTCAGTTGAATTTGTTTTGTAAGAGGATTTGAGTATGGCATAGATGTTTCAGCAGAACTATATTGTCCACCTACTCTACCAAAGATTGATATATCACCTACACTAATAACCCCATTTTCAGATTGTATGATTCTATTCAATTCTGAAACTAAAATATCTTCACCCAAACCTCTTAATGTTGGACTAAAGAATGTTGTGATTCTGTCAATAACATTCGAAATAACGACTCCCTGATTTTGAGTTGAATCCAATACAATTTGAACATCAACAGCTAAGTCCAAAACTTCCGCAGTTCCGATGGAAACATAATCATTAATCATTCTGTAATTTGACAAATAAGTTGCCAAATTTTGTTTCAATGTATTTGATACCTCTGATGTCAAATTTCCACTCGGGTCATATGATAGAACATTTACATTGATTTTATTATTGTTTTCTGTAATTGATACCTTCGCTGGAGCACCGAATTGACCTGGCATGTTCCTAATGATTGCCTCGTAGTCATTGATTGTTACCGCTCTGTTTTGTGCTGCGAAGTTAAATGTCACATAGTTTCTAACTTCTTCAGTAGAAGGATAACCAGCACCTCCAATGGCCGCCGTTACGTTATTACAAGTTAATGAGTTAATTACTGAAGTGTTGATGATATCTGATGGTCCGTTCACAAAGAAATCTGTTGCACCAATCTGATTGATTACATTTACGCCTAAGTTAGTTCCAACACCCCCACCAATTCTGTATTGAATAAACAGAGTTGTATTTGCTTTGGGTGTTGAACCCAAAGACATACTGTTATTTTGGTATCTTTGAATCTTAAGTGGTACATCCAACGCGGTAAATTCTCTAAGTTGGTCTTCGGCAGTGTTTGTACCTCCACCAAAAGTAATTTTGGTAAACCCTTCAGGAGTATATTCGGTCATGAATCTCTCTTGGGTTTGGATGTATCTACCAACTTTAATTGCTGGGTCGTCTGATGGTTTTGTAGGGTCTTCGATAAAAACTCTATCTTCGGCTAAAGCAGATACTTCGTACCATCTACCGTCCACACCCAAAAACTCTTGTGCGGTTGGAACATTGGAATATGAAGTTCCGTCTCTTTGGATTATTGATGTCACACCCAAAACATTTTTTTCAGGTAAGAAAAATTCAAAGAAAGGTCTCACATCGTTTGGAGTAATAACTCTTTTGAAAACTTTTGTAATACCATTAATTACCGTCTCACGTTTTGTAATTGTGTAATTGATAAGATTTCCTGATGTATCAAAATTTGGAATTTTCAATCTGTTTGGGAAACCATCTTGGTTAAATGGGGATGCAAAATTGATATCGTAAAGGTTTTCAAATACTTGACCAGAGCCAATGACTTGACTCCCTCTTCTTAAGATACCCAAATATCTTTCATCTTCTTTATCACCAAAAGCCGGTACTGTAATCGAGAAATCTATAAGGGCTATTGAAGGTCTTTGACCAGGTATTTTCAGTCCATAAGTTCTAGCAATATTATAGATTGAAGAACGTTGTTGAGCATATTGAAGAACTGTTTCCTGAATACTTCTGTCAATATGATAATGTAAGTTATCTGCAACAGCCGCATTCAAATCCAAAAATACTGAGAATACAGATGCGTCGTTGAAATTATCAATTAGTTCAGGGTAGTAAGTTCTGGTATAATTGATTAATTCCTGACGAATTGCCGCGAAGTCTCTGACGGTATAAGATATTCTCCTTTGTGCCATATTGTTAAATATTGATGATTACGAAATCTTTAGTGTTGAATACATCATTAGAAATTGCGTAATCAATTCTAACTGTCGCAGTATATTCACCAACATCTTGCTGATATCTTGTGAGTTGAGGGGCAATCACACCACCTGCTGAAGTAGCAGTCAAAGTAGCCGCTTCTCCTGTAGGTGCTGTGATAGAAATATTAGTTAATTGTAGATTTGGCATGTAGGCTTCTACTGAATCTCTAATTTCAGCTTCGATACTCTGAAAGGTTGGGCCGTCCAAGGGCTCAAAGATATATTCCAACAAACGAGTACCAAAGTTCGGAAGAAAATATCTACTACCTTTTCTTGTTAGTAATAGGTGAATCAAATTACTCCTAATCTCTTCAGCGGTGTAATCGGATAAATCCAAATACTTACCATCGAAGGAATCTACGAAGGGGAACGTTAAACCATATGTTTTACCATCAGCCATATCTGATAAATATATCTTGATATTTTTTATAACAAACAAAAAACCCATCAAATTAATGATGGGTTTATAATACATTGTTTCTATTTTATCAACCTAATGATGGATAAATCATGCAGAACAAGTTAAACAATTTGGGTCATCCAATGAACAAACCTTACTCATCATCTCCTCAGTTACACCTAAATCAGATAATTTGTCATCTTGAACTGTTGTATTTTTTACAACAGTTGGTTCTTCCATCGGTTGAAGTTGTGACATGTCGACACCCAATCCTTTAATTGCCGAAGCCTTAGCTTTGGTTCTCAAATAATACATACCAGTCTTTAATCCCAATTTCCATCCATACATGTGTGCCGATGAAAGTTTAGAATGTGTAACATCTTGCATAAACAAGTTCAAAGATTGTGATTGGTCAATGAAGACTGCTCTGTCACGAGCCATGTCTAACAAAGTTTTACCTTTCATTTCCCAAACAGTTTTATATGTCTCACGAATTTCACTAGGGATACTTTCGATATTTTGAACCGAACCGTTTTCAGCAAACAATTGAAGTCTGATTTTTTCATTCCACAACCCAAGGTTTACCAAGTCTTCGATTAAGTATTTGTTGATAATAACATATTCCCCACTCAAAGTGTTTCTTTTATAAAGGTTCGCAGTAAATGGTTCAAAACATTCATTGTTACCCAAAATTTGAGCTGTTGATGCTGTTGGCATCGGAGCCATCAATAATGAATTTCTAAGACCAACCTCCATTACTTCTTTTTTCAAAGAATACCAATCCCACATACCTGATAGGTGGTCTTCAGTATATCCCCACATATCATATTGGAAAATACCTTTTGAAGTTGGGGAGCCTTTGAATGATTCATAGGGACCATCTTTTTTTGCCAAGTCCTTTGATGCTGTCATTGCCGCAAAATACATTGTTTCAAATATATTTTTATTCAATTCTTGAGCTTCTTCACTCTCAAATGATAAACCTAAAAGAGCAAACGTGTCAGCTAATCCTTGAACTCCCAGTCCTATTGGACGGTGTTTCATATTTGAACGTTTGGTTTCAGGTGTAGGATAAAAATTAACGTCAATAACTTTGTTCAAATTAACTGTCGCCTGATAGGTTACATCATAGAGATGTTTGAAATCAAAAGTTCTGAGTTTTTTATTCTTTTCTCTAACTTTCCCACTAGGAATCTCAACAAATTTAGGTAGTGCAATAGACGCTAAGTTACAGACCGCAGTTTCTTTAGAATCGGTGTATTCAATAATTTCTGTACAAAGATTTGAAGACTTAATTGTTCCCAAATTCTTTTGATTTGATTTGGAGTTAGCTTGGTCCTTATACAACATATATGGTGTGCCAGTTTCAATCTGAGCATCCAAAATCTTTTCCCACAAATCTCTCGCCTTCATCACTTTAATAGCCTTTCCTTCCGACTCGTATTTTTCATAAAGTTTGGTAAACTTTTTATCGTCAGGATTATCATACGCATCGACCAAACCAGGTACCTCGTCAGGAGAGAATAGTGACCAATCACCACCAGATTCTACTCTTTCCATAAATAAGTTTGGTGTCCAAAGAGCTAAGAATAAATCTCTAGCTCTCATCTCTTCTTTACCATGGTTCTTACGTAAGTCTAAGAAATCCTCTACATCAGCATGCCATGGTTCTAAATAGATTGCTATCGAACCTTTTCTTTTTCCACCACCTTGGTCTACATATCGAGCAGTTTCATTGAATACTTTCAACATCGGAACAATTCCGTTTGATGTTCCGTTAGTACCTTTAATGTATGCACCTTTTGCCCTAATTTTGTGAATATTAATTCCAATACCACCAGCGTTTTGTGAAATTACCGCAGCATCGCTGAGAGTTTTGTAGATGCCAGGAATAGAATCATCATGAACATCGATTAAGAAACATGATGAAAGTTGAGGACGTTTGGTACCAGCGTTAAACAATGTTGGTGTTGCGTGAGTAAATAAACCTTCACTCAACATATCGTATGTTTTCTGAACCATTTCCAAATTATCTCCCCATATACCTACTGAAACTCTCATGTAAAGATGTTGTGGTGTTTCAGCAACTTGTCCATACATTTTCAGTAGGTAACTTTTTTCCAAAGTTTTGAATCCAAAGTAATCAAAATTGAAATCTCTATCATGTACCATCATTGCATCAAGTTCACGACCATACTTTTCAATCACAGAATATGTTTCGTCTGAAATCATACCAGCCTTTTCACCTGTTTTCGGATTGATATATTCATACAACTTTTTTGCCGTAGAACTAAAGTGTTTATCAACTCTTTTATACAAAGAACTGATAGCAATTCTTGATGCAAGTTTGGAGTAATCAGGATGATTTGTGATAAGTGATGCCGCGGTTTCTGCCGCCAAAACATCCAACTCTTCAGTAGTTACCCCGTCATACAAACCCGCGATGACTTTCCTAGAAACTTCTACATAATCAACATAATCTTCGTTGAGTCCGTATGTTTGTTTTTTAATTCTTGCCGAGATTTTATCAAACTTGACAGGTTCTCGGGTTCCGTCTCTTTTTACTACTTCCATAATTAAAAATCTTCTTCAAAGTTTAGTTCTTTTTCTTCAACATCACCAACACCACTCTTGGAATAATCTGAAACTCTTTTTTCAAAGAAATTTGTTTTGTTTTCCAAAGCAATATTTTTCATGAAATCAAAAGGATTTTCTGAGTTATATACTTTTCCAATACCCAAATCAACCAACAATCTGTCAGTCACATATTCCAGGTATTGAGACATTAATGTAGAATTCATACCAATCAAATCAACAGGAAGTGATTCTGTAATAAATTCTTTTTCAATTTCCAAAGCCGAACCTAAAATTTCAATGACTCTTTCTTTGGAAAGTTTATTTTCGATATGTTGGTTATACAAGTGTACCGCAAAATTTGTATGTAAACCTTCGTCTCGAGAAATCAGCTCATTTGAGAAGCTCAATCCAGGCATCAAACCACGTTTTTTGAGCCAAAAGATTGAACAAAATGAGCCCGAAAAGAAAATACCTTCAACGGCAGCGAACGCCAACAATCTTTCAACAAATGATTCTGAGTTAATCCACTTTAATGCCCATTGAGCTTTTTTCTGTACCGCAGGTACGGTATCAATTGCATTGAACAATCTATTTTGTTCTTCTTTATCTTTAATATAGGTATCTATCAAAAGTGAGTAGGTCTCTGAGTGAATGTTTTCCATCATTATTTGGAATCCGTAGAAGAACTTAGCTTCAGTATATTGTACTTCTTTGACGAAGTTTTCAGCCAAGTTTTCATTAACAATACCATCACTTGCTGCGAAGAACGCTAACACGTGTTTAACGAAGTGTTTTTCACCCTCATTTAATTTTTCCCAATCGATTAAGTCTTGAGACAAATCGATTTCTTCCGCAGTCCAAATACATGCTTCAGCTTGTTTATATAATTTCCACAAGTCATGATGTTGTATAGGGAACAACACGAAACGTCCGGGATTTTCTTGCAAAATCTTTTCCA